AATGGGATTAACTGTGCGATAGTTGAGGTATCGTAGAACGCTTCATCACCTACTTTATATCCAGCCTTACGAGCCTTCTCTTTACGAGCATATCTTTCTGCAACTCTACGCATCTGATAGACAATACGCTTCTCATTGTGTTCACGCTTTTTTAAATCAGGTTCGTTAAGTAGATCAGTAAACTGTTGACCGCGACCAATAGCCCAGAGATAACACTCTTGTCTTACATCATCAGTATCAACCCAACCTTTAAACTTATTAACTATACTGTAAGCAACTGAAGGTACTAACTCGTATAGAGTTGGATGTAACTCTGGACTCATTCACAATCCAGCGTTTGCACCTCAGGCCAGTTGCCATCTAATACCATCAGCGCAATAGCTGAGTAGTTAAGTAAGTCAACAAAAGAATCTCGCAGTGATTCATTACTTGGTGCAACTTTGCTATCTACTAGATTATTAATGCGAGCTATCTTGTCCCACATACGCACTCTTAGTCCGTTGATAGGACCACCAGGTGATCTTGCAATATTTAATGGACCGTAATCGTGGTGCTTACTGATAAGTAAATCACCGGCGGCATCCATAACGCGCCACATATTATTAATGAACTCTTCTTCTACTCCTTCGTTGGAGGTGGTGCGATTTCTATTGTGTGCTTTTCGTAATTGATCTTGATAATAGAGATCCCTAAGGTCGCCAACCACTCTGCTAGTACCATCAGGTCTGAGTTCTTCATACATTAGGTACTCCAATTGTCCGTTTTGTCTCTTCTATACCCTTTGCTAAGTATAGATCATTGAGGTCCATACCAGCAGGAAGCGACACGATAGTAGCGTTACCAATTTCTTGAGCTACCATCCTAGAAAATTCTGCACCAGGATTAGTTCCATCATCTTTTAAATCATTATCACCGATAACATATACCCTGCCATAGCCAGTAAACATCCTTGTAAAGTGTGACTTCCAAGCCTGTACACCAGGAACTCCTACTGCTGGTATACCTAAGATTGCAGATGCAACAATAGTATCTAGCTCACCTTCACAAACTGCTATGTATTCACTAGTTAAAATAATATCGCTAACATTATATAGATGACCCTTTTGCCCAAGTGGTGCTCCATACTTAGGTTTACCCTCATCTAATCTTCTAAACTTAAACCCAACGCAATGTCCCATTACAGTTAGATACGGTATAGATAACCAACCCTTATAGTTCTCGTGTCCTGCAACTGGTACCACTATGGTACCAAGTAGATACTGGTCAGCTACCTCTTTAGAAATCCCACGACCTGCGAGAAAGTTTATTGCTTCCTCGTTTAGATCCTTGTTGTACTGTACTGCCGCTTCTAGCGAGGATTTCAATTGCGCGGGCGAGAGCATCTTTAAACTCCATATTCTCTATAAGACTAATAATGTTTACTGCGTTGCCACCCTTACCGCAAGTATGACAAAAATATAAATTGTCCTTAGTGTTTATTACTGCGCTTCTCCTACTGTCGCTATGTAATACACACCTTACAGAACAAGCCCTACCTTCCCTTACCTCACCGCCATAGTGAGCAACTATTACTCCAATGGGTATTGTGTTCGCATCGGTTCTGCCATTGCCATTGCCCGACTTCCTGCTTCTGGACCAGTCTTGTGCTGGCATCCGCAGTCCTCCTTACATTTCTTGTGCATAGTAGTAGCGCGTTTGAACTGACCGATCTTATTCAGCTCACCACCTGCCTTGCATACTTCGCAAATCATTCTTCTTCCTTAACCTCTTCTGTAACTGGTACTGCTTCTTCTACTACTGGTTGAAGTATATCTGTTGTAGTGATTATACCTTCTGGTACTGGTGTCATTGCTTCTCCTTTAGCCATTGTGTTAGGTCTTGGATTACCCAAGCCTTATCTATTCCTGCGTTTCTTCTCTTGAATAAAACATAACTAAGAGGCTGACTAATACCGCGATGCTTAGAATAATTAGTAGCTTCTTTTTGTGCTTCATCCCAGAACTCCTTTAAGTTTAACTTCTGTGTATTCTTTAATTCAAAGATAAAGGTTTCACCGGCAACTATAACTACTAGATCACCCTCATCTTCCTCTCCTGCTAGGCGCAGTCTCTCAGCTAACACACCCATCTTTCTAAACCATTTCATTACATCTGTCTCAAACTTAGCGCCTTTAGTCTTATTGTATTTAGCTGACACCTAGTATGGCATCCCTTCTATACATTCTGCCCATTGGATCTGAATCATTAATTTGACAGACCTTATAACTTACAAACAAACCGATATGATCAGAGCCATCTGCTGTATGTGGACCAAACCTATTCTTAACTGCTGCCACCTTGAGTATTGAGTTATGTGGATCAAAGCCAAGTGTAATAATTAAGGCAGGTAATTGAGATACCTTACCGTGAATAGCCCTACGAGCAGGTGGTTCTGTTGTCTTGCCATACTCACTCTGTTCGCTGACGTGGTGTAGTACTAGCACACAGGCTTCAGTCTTACGAGCCATATCGTGGAACTCCACCATAATAGCTCTTAGTCCTGCCCATTCATTATCAGATTCAGATACCACATTCATTAGGTTATCTACCACGATCAACTCTGGTGGAATACCAAAGAGTTCAACATATGCTTTAATCTCTAACTCAATATCATCTAACGATGGTGATGAGTCAAAGACAAACTGTATGCTTTCCATCTCTGATAAATACTTATCGTAGTAATGACGGTTACTAAGTAAGTTGCTTTCCACCAAGAGCTGTTCGTGTCCTGATAAGTGAGAGGCTGCTCTCATCATCACAGTTGCGGTGTCGGTATCGGCTGAGAAGAATAAGGTTGGAACTTTTGCTTTAACTGCATAGATAAGAGCAAACATACTCTTACCAGCATTGGGTGCAGCAGCAACCATACATACCTGACCTCTACGGAATTTGATTTGCTTGTTAGCAAGAGCAATCCATACGTCAGGTAGTGGTGTTGCATTGGTATTGCTACCTCGCCACGCCCTATTTAAATTAAGCAACTAAATTATCCTTCACCTTTATATTAAGTTTTCTTCTTATTCGCATACGTTCTCTAGGAGAAGTTGCACCCCAGACTCCAAACCGTTCATAGTTTAGAGCCCATTCAAAACATTCTGCTAAGTGTGGACATCTTTTACATATCCTTTTTGCAGATTCAGCTTGTGCTTGTTCTCCGTTATTAGGGAAGAAAAGTTCTGTATCTATCTCAGAACATAACGGGTTCTCAAACTTAGTGGGAACCCGCACAGGTTATTTAACCCAGACGGTATCGCACTTGTCTGGCGCACCTTTAGGTGCAGCACACATCCAACCTTTCCAAGGACCCTTCTGACCTACACCTGAGCGAAATGCCATTGCCCCGTGCTTACAGTCAGGGTTAGAAGTATCTGTTACAGCCGATCCGCCTAATGCTTTCTTAGCATATGCGATTGCGCCACCACCTGATGATGCTGTTGCACCAAGTGCGGTAGCAGTTGTTGTGATTAATGTTGATAGATCAGATAGTGAAGTTAGAGATGCCTCTAATTCAGCCTGATTAGTTGCGTAAATATTTAATAGAGTTCCATCAGCTAACTTGTAGTTGACTTGGAACTTTGTGCTTTCCGGTGCAGCCATTACTTACCTCCAGTATGTTTGACAGTTAATCTTACTGATTCCTGTCCTTGTTTTTTTGGTACAAAGCCTAGAAGTTTCTCAACCTCTTCGGCATCTACTTGACTACGACCCGCAGTAGTACTCCATATAATGGATACACCACTGTTTGTCTGCCCAGTAAATCCTTCTAGTGCAGTCCTTACGGACTCCTTCTCTTCTGTTAATTCTTTTATTTTACTATCTAATTGCAAGTACTTCAAGGCTGAAGAATCCAATTCAGGATTATCTATATATACAACATCATCCTTGATAAGTCCTTTTTTTATTCCAGTACACCCCATTACACCTGACTCATCAAAGTACTTACAGTATGACTTGCAATAGTTTTGATCTCGCTCTGGTGCTGGTGGTTCTGCACTCTCTTTAATTGCAGCAAGCCAGTTAAGAGCTTCCTCTGCTAAAGCAGGATCATATGCTTCAGAGTGGACTTTAATATCTCGCTCATCACCATCACGGGCGATGGCTACAAGATTAACAGTTCTGGGTGTCCCCTTTCCAGACTTGTCAAGCAAGTAGCCATAGACCTGTACTTGCCATCGCTGTTGTAGTGATGGGAAATAGGATAGGTTCTTAATCTTTACAGTCTTCCAATCTATAACATCACCTGTCTCAGGTATGAATAGATCTATATGTGCTTTCATTCCGTTGTACTCAACTGCTGTCTCAACTAAATACTTTTTACCTTTTGGATCTAAGGTTGTAATGGCATCTTCAATAGCGGCGTGGATAGCTGTACCCATAATTGCTGCAAGTTTCATCTCATTATCATTAGTCTCAGGTTGATCGTTAAGACGATACCAAACCTTACGCCGACAACCACCCAACTCTGATGGTCCTACCTGGGTCTGCTTAGACCTAGCCCTGCCAGCATCCTTAGCTCGCAGAACCTCTAATAATAATTCTTTAGGATCGCTCACTAGTTCCTTGTCTAAGCGCTACTGCATAAGT